ACATGCTGAGGCTTCCAGCTTCGTGATGCTGCTTCCAGGCTGCTATCCGGGCTCTTAGGCCGTGGTGACCTTCTCCGGCCAGGTAAACTACATTTGCTGGCTTGACTCGGTGGCCTGCCCACTCTTGCATGCCGCTGGCCAGGCGTAGGCACCAATCTAGGACCACGAAGGTTTTACCGCCGCCAGAGGGACCGTGGATCATGATCAGGGCATCAGACTGTAGCCAGCCTTTGATTAACCATTTGATTGGGGCGGGCTTTTGGCAATAGTCATCGGCGGGGATGAGCCATGACTCTTGAGGGGGATTCAAGAGTAGGGCTAGATTGTGTCCAGCCTGGGCGTAATCGTTTGCGTCGCCATCGACCGGGGGCATGATGTATGTGACCCCGTACTTGGCGCAGGCTTGTTCAGCGTGACGCTGCCCTACCCCGCTCTTATCGTTATCGGCCACTATGACGATCTTCTGACCTGGGTGCATCTCTACCAGAGAGCCAGTGACCGGGATCAAATTGCTTGCGCTATACGCAACGACACAAGGCCTTCCGGTGACTTCGTGGATCGTTGCAGCTGTGGCAAAACCCTCGGCGACATATAGCACTCCCGGGTGATCAAGGGTGCCGATGATCCAGAAGCGGCCGCCGGTTTGGCCGCCTGTGTGATAAAGCTTCCCGCCGTCTTCTGATATGTATTGCAGTCTTGAAAGCTCGCCGTCTTCTGAGAATAGAGGGACCATCAGCCTGCCGTCACCTGTGACGCGGGCGCCGTGGGGCTGGACACCTTTCCGTTTCAAATATGGATGGTCGGGGCTTGCCTGGGCGCCGTCTCGCCAGATTGTTTCGACTGTGCTTGCCGCAACAGAACGATCGCGCTCTATTTCTTCATCCCGTAGGCGCTTTGCCGCGTTGATCCGAGCGATGTGGGCCATTTCCTCCGCGGGGGTCCACCTCTTTTTACCGATGTCGGCTTTCACTGTCTGGGTGAGATTTGCTCTCCAACAGCCGAACGTCAGGCATGGGATGCCGTCTAGGTGACCGACATACCAGCCCGAGCGATCTAGCGTTTTCCTGCTGCTTCCGGAGCGAAAACGGTGGATGCGACCGTCAAGAATGAACTGCTCGGGAGCATCAAGGCCGGCCTCCTCGATTGCCCGGCTGAACTGCACTTCGATCGGGAGCGGGGCGACTTCCTGTGGGGGAGACCAAGGGCCTCCAAGAATGTGCGTTAGATCAGCCATTTGGTCAGAGGATTGGTTGTGTTTGACGGATCAGATAATCGCTCAGAATCGTGATCGTTCGCAATGAGGGGTTGGTCTGCCGACCCTTTTTGATCTGGTGCAGGGTGTTCGCATGCAGGCCAGTAGCGGCTGCTACTGCACTGATACGCCGATCGGCCAGTGCGGCTTTGATCTGTTCTAGACTCAACAACATTTTTATCTCTCCTTTTGTTTGGGTGTTGACATTGTGGGGTGAGAGCGTGCACACTGTCAACACCGCAGCGAACAGACAGTCTGACAGCGCGGCAACGAGGAGAACGAAATGGAAATGATCTTCAAACAGGACTTCTACAAAGTGTGGGCGTGCAAAGTGGGCGACTACGTGCTCATCTGGTCTTCGGACTATCCGACTCGCTCTAACCTGATCGGCACCTGTGACAGCATGGGAGATGCTATGGAGTGGGCGCGTGACTGGGTTCAGTGTAAAATTGAGGATGTACCTTTTTAAATAATTTAACTATGGGGTGTTGACAGGCTCACAGTCAAGCCCCATAATACACACATCGCACGAACAGATTCCCTGACGGTGCGACAAACAAAAGGAACGAAATTGAAGAACAATGACTTGATGCTTACCCAAGCTGACCAACTCGGTGCCTTGCTGGCCGAGATTGCAATCTTGGAAGAAAAAGCCGATGCAATCAAAAAGGCCATGAAGGAAGCTGGCGGGGTACATGACGGAGTGCTGTTCCGCTCTACCGTGATTGAGTCAAACCGCTCTGTCACCGACTGGAAGGCCCTATGCGCCGCCCAGGGCATCGGGTCCGATGTGGTAGCCGCCCACACCAAGACCACGGCGGTCTACTCGGTTAAGACAACATCAAAATAAATGAGGGGGGCCTAGCCCCCATCACATGGAAACCCCTCCACCGAATTGGCCCTTCCCCACGTACAAAGGGAACCCACTGCCAAAACCCAAACCTTCACCGTTCCGTGAGGAACCATCACCACCAGCGCCTCCGGCGCCCTTCTAGGAGATATGAAAATGGCAATAAACCTCAAAACCACCAAATCTCTCGCAGCATCTGGCGTAAAACTGCTCGTCTACGGTCAAGCCGGAGCGGGTAAGACTTCGCTCATACCGACCCTGCCCGCCCCTATAGTTCTGAGCGCAGAGGGCGGCTTGCTCTCAATTGCAGGGGCGGATGTGCCCTACATAGAAATATCTGACATGGCCAGCCTGCGGGAGGCGTGGCAATGGATAACAGAATCGTCCGAAGCCAAAGAGTTTCAATCGGTGGCCTTGGATTCAATCAGCGAAATAGCAGAGGTCGTACTGAACGCAGAGAAGAAAGCCACGAAAGATCCGCGCCAAGCTTATGGCGCAATGCAAGAGCAAATGGCAGACATCATAAGAGCCTTCCGCGATCTGCCTGGGCGCCACGTTTACATGAGTGCGAAGCTTGAGAAGACTCAAGACGAAATGGGGAGGGTTCTCTATTCGCCAAGCATGCCCGGCAACAAGACAGGCCAACAGTTACCCTACTTTTTTGACGAGGTGCTTGCTTTGCGGGTGGAACGCGACGCCGAAGGCAACACGCAACGGGCTCTAATGTGCGACTCTGACGGGCTTTGGCTCGCTAAGGACCGCAGCGGGAAATTAGAGATGTGGGAAGGCCCTGATCTTGGGGCGATCATCAAAAAAATTGAGACCTAAAAACAATCATGAACCGGCACGACATCTTCGAGATCTGGCAGTACACCCAGCTCCAAAATCAAGACCAAGATTGGGGTCTGGTGGCTATCAAGTTCGCTCAAGCGATAGCCAGGATTGAGCGAGAGCAGATAGCGCGCATGTGCGACGACTACGCCATGCAAGAGGACCCGACGGAATTCCCTCGGGACAACTTTACGGGCGGAAAGGCGTTTGCTGCTCAAGATCTTGCAGAAAAGATACGTGCCCGGGAAGACCTGGGGGACTGTAATGACTGAAGAAACTCTAAAACTCGCTGGTCGTGCTGTTGGCTTGGATGTCTGGTTCAATCATCAGGTTGGGTCGTATGGCTACGGTGCACCAACATCGTTCACAAAATGGGATCCGTTGCGTGACGACAGGGATGCATTCAGGCTCATGGTCGCACTGAAATTCAGTGTTCGACACAACTGGAATCTGAATGCGGTTGACGTGTCCGGCAATGTCTATCATCAGCCCGACCGAGATGAAAGGATGGCGGAGTTTTACGGGCCGGAGAGTGGCCAAGATCCGTACACCGCTACACGAACAGCAATCGTAAACGCGGCCGCAACGATAGGGAGATATTTATGAATGACTTAGAACAGCTTGCGCGTGAGTGGGATGAGGCGAAAGCTTTCGAAGCTCAGGCAATAGCGCGACGCCGAGAGATTGAGGATCAACTCACAAAGGCTTTGGCGATCCCGAAGGACCTTGAAGGCACTAAAAATGAGGATGTTGGCCAGTACAAAATAAAGATCGTTGGTCGGCTTGATCGAAAGGTCAATGCTGATAAACTTCAGGAACTCGCCCAGGAATCCGGATTGTCCGAACACCTGAGCAGTCTGTTCAGATGGAAGCCAGAGATCAACATGACAGCCTGGAAGGCTGCTCATGAGTCGATCACTGCTCCACTTCTGGACGCCATTACCACAACGGCCGGAAGGCCGTCATACGCCATAACTCGAAAGGACTGAACCATGGCTCGCTTATCACAATCTTTTTCTGTTGAATCACTTCCACAACCCACAAACAACTATGGGGTTCTTCCGGCTGGCTGGTACTCAGCAACTATCAGTCGCGCTGAGGTTAAGCCCACAAAGTCAGGCACTGGCGAATACATCAACATCATGTACACAGTCACAGGCCCGACTCATCAAGGCCGAGCAGTCTGGGGGATGATCAACATCAAAAATGCGAACCCGGAAACCGAAGAAATCGGAATGAAGCAGCTCGGAGAGCTTATTCGTGCAACCGGGGTCGTGCACCTGTCCGACACCGATCAGTTGATTGGCAAGGATCTGGTCATCAAGCTGAATGTCAAAGAGGACGACCGTTACGGTGAACGCAACGAAGTGAAGGGCTTCAAGGCCGTTCAAGGGGGTTCAATTCCATCTATTCCTACCTCAGCACCCGAGGCGCCATCGGCATTTAAGGCAGCCCCTCCATGGGGGGCTAAGAAGTAAGCAAAAAAAAGCCCCCTGCAAGGGGGGCTTAGCAACTCAAAAGGAGAGGAGACGGTTAATTATGGCGCAAATTATAGTCAAAGACAAAATCGTTGAAGCAATAGACGCTGCGCACGAGGCAGCGCAAGAACGACCCAGGCCGCACATGGGAGCCTCGATGCTGGGTCACCCGTGTGATCGGTGGCTGTGGTTGTCGTTCCGCTGGGCGGTGATTGAGAAGTTTGAGGGGCGGATTCTGCGCCTGTTCCGCCGTGGCCAGATGGAGGAGGCAACGATCATCAGCGATCTAGAGGCTATCGGGATCGTATTCAAAAAGATGGACGGACAGGCCAGGGTGGATTTTGGCTCTCATGTGTCTGGCTCATTAGACGGGATTATTGAATCTGGAGTTCCAGATGCTCCGAAGGCGAGACATGTGGCGGAGTTTAAGACCCATGCACTGAAGAGTTTTGAGGATCTTTTGTCCCAAGGTGTTCAGAAGTCTAAGCCGATGCATTGGGCGCAAATGCAGGTCTACATGCATGGCCTAGGGATACACCGAGCGTTGTATGTGGCCATTTGTAAAAACGATGACAGAATTTACACAGAGCGGCTACACTACGATCATAACGCAGCCGAAAAGCTGGTTGACAGAGGCAGACGAATTGCGCAAGCAGACAGGATGCCAGAGCCTTTGAGCAGTGACCCAACTTGGTACGAATGCAAGTTTTGTGCAGCACATGAGTTCTGCCACAAAACGAAGCTGACGAAGGAAGTCAATTGCCGTACATGCGCACATTCAACAGCAACGGCATCAGGTGCGTGGGAGTGTGCGAAATGGGGCAATGACATACCCGAGGACTGGCAGCACCAAGGCTGCTCCTCTCACGTACTGCACCCTGATCTAGTGCCGTGGAAGATGAAGGGCAGTGATGAGAACGGGTGGAGAGCGGTTTATCTAGTGAATGGGCGCGAGGTGGTGAATGGTGAACCTGGGCCCGGGGTGACTAGCAGTAAGCAAATAGTAAAGGGGGTTATATGACAACACTTAAAGAAGCAGTGGCGCAAGCTCTTGATGCGCTTACAAAGATACATCCAGCAAATATGAGCTGGGAGACTGGGGATGCGTGGATGAATGCTGTGCAGATTTTGCGTGAGGCATTGGCGCAGCCTGAAACGGGGCCGCTAACGGATGAGGACGTGGTTGACGCAGTAGATCCGGTTGAATATCACGGCTGGGTGCTGCGTGAAGTGCTGTTTGATCAAGGCGAACCAGTAGGACATCGTGCCCCACCCCAGCCGGTGGCGCAGCCTGAACGGGAGCCACTGACGGATGAGGAGATTACAAAACTGACGGCGGATACATGGGGCAGCGCTAGCATTGCTCCGCAATCAGCGCCAGCATTCGCCCGAGCAATTGAGCGAGCACACGGGATAGGGGGTGAGGAATGAACTTACTTGATTTTTTGAGCGGGGTTTTTTTTGGGCTTGGAATCGGCTTCAGGTTGGGTACATGGATTTACAGCCTGCACCAGCGAGCGAGCAAACAAGCTAAGAGGTGAGGAATGAACAGAGAAGAAATAATTGCACTCGCTATTGAATGTGGCGACGACTGGTACAGCACTCTTCCAGCCGATCAAGAATTTCTTATCCGGTTTGCTGGTTTGATAGCAACCGCTGAACGCGAAGCCTGCAAAGATTTGTGGGAAGCGCAAAGACTAACTGACCGTCAAATTTCTGATTACATTGAAGCGGCTGTCGCTGCTGAGCGTGAGGAGTGTGCGAAGGTGTGCGACGAACGGGAGTTGGCGAACCTGTACGGGGTTAAGGAATGCGCCGCAGCCATCAGAGCAAGGGGGAACAGATGAGCGACCATGAACTTTTGGAATTGGCTGCTAAAGCTGCGGGTTACGACGTGGTTTATGAAAGTACATACCTAACATTTTTTCGTCAAGATGTTTCAGGACGTCCGGTTTGGAATCCGTTAAATGACGACGGGGATGCGTTGCGGTTGGCTGTGAAGTTGAATTTGGTAGTGAACAGAGGGCTTGCATCTTCTTCTGGATTAAAAGTGTTTGCTACCGAGTTGGACGCTGCGCATTTCGAACCTTATGCGGCCACTCGTCGCGCGATTGTCAAGGCCGCTGCTGAAATTGGAAGGGGGAACACATGACCACGCTACGTGAAGCCGCAGAGATGGCGCTGGAGGCTTTGAAACAATCGCGCCCAAAACCTTGCGATGAAGATGACGATTACGCAGAACTAGCATGGAAGAAACACACTGCGGCAATCAAAGCTATTGAATCA